GAATAGTTACCCTCAACATTAATTATTTTTGCATCCAATCTAACGGTATCTACCCAAGTATCTGATGCTGGAGTAAGTTCTATAGTCGCTTTCCAAAAACTAATAACAAATGGAGTTACATTTTCAGTTCTTGTCGCAAATGATTGCTTTAACCACTCAACATCGGAATAATCTAGAGTAATAATATCTCCAGTTTTTCTTATATTATTTCCTTCTGGCTGTTCAAAGAAAAAGTCTGTTTCGTTAAATGCCAATCCTTCTACTGGTCCTTGAATAAAATCAATTGCAGTTGTATAATGTCTTGGTCTTAACTCCTTATTTTTTAAATCAATACTATTTTCAAATGGAATTCCGTTCTCTTGGGAATCAAGAGAACTAAAATTGTCCACAAAGAAACCTGACTTAAATCTATCTAAACCATCAGCATCTGATATGAACAGATTTGCTGTATTGGTTTCAAGCATTGATAAAGATGTATAATACTCAAGATTCTTAATTCTATTTTCAAGTTGCTTGATATCAACCATTCTATATCTCTTATGCTCAAGAAACTGAACAGAAGCTTGAGAAATATCAAAAAGATATGGGGGCAATACAACACTGGCAATCTCTAATGCATCATCTACTGAGATTGGTTTTTCTGGTTTTTCTGAAGGTATTCCATATTTTACTTGGAATGTTCCATCTTTGCGAACAAAAATTCTATCAATTCTTCCAAGATAATATGAGAATGTGACAGTTAGAGATTCGTCAGAAGCTAAGATATTTTTTGCAGAATTTCCATTTCCAGTAAATAATCTGCCATAAAATTCAAGCGGAGATCTTGAATGTTCTGATGTGATATAATTAGAAACTCTTGGTCTGATATCGATCATATCAGAATTTCTAACAGAGTTTACAGTTTGAATCTCTTTCTTATAGTCAAATCCTACATAGGAATTTGTAGTGGTAATATCGCCATTATCACTCGAATCATAATATCCCGAAGCAAAGTAAACTTTTAGTTTTCTGGTTGGTTCTGTTGACGATGATAGTCTGTTTAGTACACCATATCCATAGAAAGAACTTCTCTGTCCATTATCAAACTTAAAGTTTGATGAGATATTAGAACTGGATGACTCTGCAGTAGTAATAACAGCTTGTATGTTTGATTCTACAAATGATATAGTTTCTCCTTCCTTAAAGGTAGATTCATTTAATGGTATAAACGATATTTGAGAATCTGTTAATCTCTCAGCACAAACACCCATTGCACCACTTAGTTGACCAATGAATTGTTCGCCAATTATTAGATCGCTCGTTTTTGTTGTTGGTCCATTTATTGAAGAAAGAATTAAAGTCGGTGCTGATGGATCACTAGTTGATTTTGATTCATATACTCCGAAAACATTAACAATATCAGGAACATTTAATGAAATATTTTCATCCTGAACTCTTGTGCCATATGGGTAATTTCCGAATATTAATCCGTCATCTAAAGTTGTAGCACCGATTCCTGAAGAGGCATATTTTGATTTATCGACTACAATAGAAGAAACTCTATTTTTTAGTTTTGCTTTATATTTTGGTTTGATTTTATTTAATGTTGCAACTAAAGTTGCTGGTCCATTAGCACTTAAGTTATAAATTTGTAATTGCTTAGATCCATTTGTAAAATCAAATCTATCCGAACTTAATACCTCAATTCCTCCATCTGATCGGATTAAGGTGTATCTTTCCTCATCAAAAGGTAAGAAAGTTTCATTTTCATCTGAAGAAACTGGTGTCGATAGTTGATTATCTACTATTGTTACGTTAAATGTTCTTCTAATTATAATTGAAGACTCATCCAAATTAACAGAAGCTACATTTGGTCTTGGAAGGATTGTATATAGAGTGTCATCATTAGATTTTGTTAGTTTAGTGCTCAGGATCTTTAAATCAGATACGTTCAAGACAGTCGATGGAAGTCCTCCGGAGTTTACTCCATTAACGGTAGCAACTCCACTGACTGAAACCGAATTAATTCCAACATTAACTACGGAAACATATGTTGGATTTATAGAAGAACTACTAAACTTTAATAGATTTCCTACTTTAACAATTTTTCCTGGAAAATTTGGATTTGTACTTGTGATAGTACAAATTCCACTACTAGAAGCACTGATAGTAGCGATTCCAATAGTAATTGAATCGGATTGAATAGTATCAGCGGTAAAAGTTGCTGCAGTCCCTACTATGCCATATACAGATTTAACATCCGAAATTCCATATGAGGTTATTGCAATAGCTACTCTACTATTACTCACTCCATCGATAGTGAAAGATTCAAATGGAACAAAATCTCCACTCTTTTGATATAATGTTAATGATGTACTGTTAGTGACGGAATTTTTAAGAAATGCAGTTGCTCCACTATTATTGCCTTTAATAAAAGTTGGAGTTAACAGCGTAATTGGTTCATTTAAAGTTATTTCTGTTGTAGTTTGAACATCATAAAGAGAAATATTCCATTGATTTATATTTGAATTTGTCGTTTCGTATGATCCAGACTCCAATCTAAAATCATATACTCTTGCTACTCCAATTTCTTTTCCGGGTGCAATCGTAGATGATGATCCTACTCTAGAATCCCTTAGACTTAAAATATACGTGTTTCCTATTCCAATTATGGGATTTCCATAAACTCTATTTAAAGTTAATGTGGAACCAGTATTATATGAAATTCCTAAATTATTGAGCGTAGCAGTCGTTCTTGGTTTTTCTGCATCGAGAAAGACTGGCGATATTGTTTCTACTTCATATCCTCTAATAAAAGCCTTGCCGGGAGAGATTTGATAAACTGTAAGATTTTCTGATGGAGTAGAACCACCATATGTAAACTGCCCTTCATTAAATATACCACGATTTCCTTGTCTATCGTTGAGAGACTCTTTGATACTTAAATCAAATGGGGTTACATAATAGTCTCCAGATTCAGCATATGTTCTTCTTGCTAGTTCATCCTCAATTAAATTGTAATCTTTTGTGGTTCTTGTTGTTCTTATAACTCCATTGAGAATAGTTGCTAATTCTACGAAATTATTATCATTAAAATCTGCTGTATCTTTTTTAAATAAAGATGTTGAAATTTTTAGTCTATCTGCACCAGGAGCAGCATAATTGTTAAAACCTTGCGAATTATCCGTTAATGATTCGTCAATATCTGAATTAACAATCTCCTCATTTACATATAAACCGACTCTATAATTTGGATTGTTTGAATATTGGTCTAAAATTAGAGTCTCACTATTTACAGTGACAAAGTGCCCTCTGATAAAGTAAACACCTTCATTAATGGAAAATGCAGATCCAGTTGAGGTCGCGTTGCTATTTAAAGTAATAGCAAATGGAACTCCTGCCTCAATTGAAGTATTCCCAAGTAAACCGGACGTAATTGTTATATTGGAGAATAAACCTTCTCCATCTAAAAATTGCAACGTTGAATTATTCTGAGTACTAGAACCCAAATAATTAATATAGAGAGTTGCGTTTCCTCTTTCAGAATCAGTCGATAGCAAAACCTTTTCAACAACTGCAGTAATTCCCGAGGTCTGTCCAGTAATTTTTGATCCAACTAGTTGGTCCAAATATGCATCTACTGGAACGCCAAGATAACTATTATTAAGTTCTACTGCGTAGAAGAATTGATTATATGAAATATTTCCCGGAATAACTTTTGCACCTTCTTTAAAGAAGTGCTGACCAAATTTTTCAACTTGATTTTGGAGAATTGACTGTAAAGTTGTTAACTCTCTCGATTGAATTGGATATCCTGGCTTAAAAAGTACTTTATAATAGTCATTATTTGCATCAAAATCGTCAAAATATGGAGATACATTTAAATTTGTTACTTGTGACATAATTCTTTAGAACTGCAAAATGACTTTAATATCTTCTTTTTGATTTAGCGATCTAGTAATCGCTGGCCTATTGTCAACATAAACAATATTACCCGAGTACTTTTTCACTTCTGGATTTGCCAATCCATTAGTAAATGATTGACCGAGGTAGTAGGTTCTATTATTTATTACGGTAGAAATGCCCGTAAAGGATGTACTGATAGAAAGTATGGAACCAGTATTTCCAGAAATAACTAAACTTCCACCGGAGGAAGGATTGTTAGTAAATTCTACAGAATCAAAACCATACAGTGGATTTGTCTGAGAAGTTCCTACAGTATTAAATCCAGATAAGGTTCTATCCTGCCAATATTTTAAAACGCCGGTAGTTTGATCATAACTGATTACTCTACCTCTGGCAGTTATTCCTGTTCCGACAGTTTGTGTTATAAGTGAATCTGCAGAGAAAACTGCAGAATCATATCCAGTTCCGCTTAATTTAATTGCAGAAACTGCACTAGCTTTATCTAGAGTTAATTTTTGGGTAGATCCAAATGCCTGTGGATTTTCTATTATACCGATTCTTGCTATTTGATTGCCAGTAATAAAATCTGGATTTTCGGTATCATTCTCAATTCTCGAATATAGTAAAACATTATATGCACCGAGTTCCCTATAGATATCACTTCCATGACCTCCTTTAGGTGGAATAATCACATTGAATGTTGGTCTGGAAGTTCCTGTTGGAACATTGCCAGAAACCAAATCAACATTTCCATAAGTATATCCAAAACCTTGATTTGATACTATGACAGATTCTACCTTTTGGTCATTATTGATAACAATTGTACATTCTGCTCCCGTACCATCACCTTTAATCGGAACTTTAGTATAAACTCTATTAGCAGTTCCGACACCAACTCCTCTATTCGTTAGAGTAATTATTTTAATGCCACCATCAACGGCATTATTTCTTACTGGTGAATTTTCTGCACTTGTGCTCCAATTTTGGGGAACTGGCATAAAGTCAGTGGATTCAAATTTCGCAATTTCACTTGGTTTTATTGTATAGAGATATTTCCAAATATAACCATCTCCACTACTTCCAGCAGATCTTGGTTCCAAATCTGTAAAAGTGGGCTCATCTAAAGATGGTCTACCTCTTGGATTATCTGGATCTGTTCCATTCTGTAAACAAATATAGACTTTGTAATCACTATTCAAAACGTAGTATGATGCTGAATATAGATTTGTTGCCCCAGAAATGGGAGCAATATTTGACCTACTGTAATCATGTCTATAATAGTCATAAGTATTGCCAGAAGACCAAACTCTTTTCTTTACGACCTGTCTTACATCTGAAGGCATAATCTTCTTCAATGCAATCATAGTATCCCAATAATCATTTTCTTCATCAAAACAGTCTTTTGGTGAAGGTGGATTTGTATCCCAATCACTTTGAATGGAAGAAGAATTGGGTAATCCGACAAAAGAATAATAAGAATTTGTTGAGGTAGTTACTCCTGCAACAAAATTTTTAGCATTTAATATCCTAATCTGATCAGTTATAATTGCGGACATTTTAAAGTTTTTTATTTATTTATGAAACGTAATTTAAGTATTTTAGTGGTGCGGTTCTTTTTACCATTGTTCCTGTAGAAATACCAGAATAACCTTTAATTGTATAAGCATTATACTGATTTAATTTTGTTCTTGGTCTTAATTCTATTCTACCCCAACTAAAATTACCAAAGTATCCACTATATCCAATTCCACTCAATTGGTTATATCCAGAAACACTGACTATTACTTTTGCGACATAAGTAACTCCCAACCCAATAACCGAAGTTTGACCAATCGAAACTGAAACAGCTTGATATACTCCATCAAGGAAACTTGTTCCCACACCAACTATTGATCTATTAGAATTTAATGATGTCACTCCATTTCCAACATTAGAACCATGAATAACAAAATAATACCCAGTTTGTATTCCACTGACAGTTGACACTCCAGTAATTCCCATAATTGAAGCATCTCTTAGATAAGAATTTTTTGGAATAACAAAATCAAACTGTATACCAGTAGATGCAACACCTACAGATACTGTAGATACCCCACTTATTATACCAAAATCACCCGAATATGATCCTACAGCAACTTCTTCAATACTACCTTTGAAATTAGGAGATTCTACTAAAATTGAAGGGGGAGTTGACTGCGAATAACCAGTTATAACTCCTACAACAGAAATCGAGGTGACTATTCCCGATGTTATTGATGCAATAGCAGTTGAAGTTGTCGATCCAACTCCCACGGGATTTTGAATGCTAACCGATGGTGCTGAAACATATCCAAATCCACCTTCTTCAATAATAATTGAGGATATTGTTCCTGCCGTAGATACTACACACGTTGCACTTGCAGATATTTTTGTATCCTGAGAAACAAAGGTTATATTCTTTTGGAAATTTAATGATACATTATTCTCATTGATTGGATTGAAGAATGGTCTAACACTGTCTACAAAGACAATTGTTGATCCAATACCAACTGATTGTATAATATAACTGGATGGATATATCAATGGTTCATATAACATTCTATCTTTTCCAATTTGTATTTCATCAATAATCTTATCCTCAGTTTGTCTGCACCATACAACAGGTCTCTTCAGGGTAGAGTCTGACGTGTTTCCGGGACCAAAGTATGGGAAAGTACTTGTTGCACTAATAGATTTAATGTTTGTAACTGTTCTTGGATTTTCTAATAGTTTTGGTTTTTGACCCAAAGAAGCATCATATGTCAGAGTTAATTCATCGCCAACTTTAACAGTTTCTAGAATATTTCTAAAAATAACGTCAACATCTCCACTACCTTTGTAGAAAAGAATCCTACAAGTATCGCCCGATTTTGGCGCTTCTGTAAATTCAATAGAACTTCCACCTTCAAAGATATAACCTTCTCCAGGGACTTGAAGTATGTCATTTAAAAATACTAATAATGTATCTTGAATATTAATTTGTGATCCTTTGGAGGAGAAAATTGAAATCAAGTTTCCGAGGTATGAAAGTGGGAAAATAACCTTATTGTCATCAAATAGATTTTCTATTTTATCTAATGGCTGTAATTGACCAATAGACCATCCTGTAAATTTGTCAGTGAATGATTCCTGAATACTAATCTGGAATTCTCTAAATGTAGAATTTCGAGAAGTTGGAATTCCGGCAATTCCTCCAAGTGGAACTGTTAGTATTTCACCAAAGTTGTATCCATATCCGGTATTTTTAATTTCAAAATCAATAACACTCGATCCTTGACCAACAACAATATCAATAACTGCATTGGTTCCTATTCCAGATGATGATGAACTATAAATTAGAGGAATATTGTTGTATGATAATGGATCATCGAATATAACTAGAGGTGGATTTGTTGATGTATGCCCAGCAGCAACATTTGTAATTCGAACATTAGTTGAAATATTTCCGGATATAATAGTTGTGAATCCAATATGAGTAATAGTTGAAATTCCAATAGAGCTTGATGCCAACCCTACATTTACAATTCCAATTTGTGGATTTAATATTTCAACACTTATTGAAGTATTTGCTGGTATTTGATAAGAACTAGTATTTCCAAATCCAATAGTTACAAAAGATGAACCAATAGAAATAATAGTACTATTATTAATAAATGTTCCTACTCCTATCTTACAATTAGATCCAGTATTTAATAGTCCCGTCAATTGATAGATGCTATTTTTATTTGAAAGATATATTCTAGTCTCCCCAATTCCTATTGGGTATGAAACATCGCTCAAAATCTCATACTTTGTCGAAGATCTATATCCCGAACCACTATTACCAACACCAATCGATGATATGGTGCCTGCCACAGAAACTACCGATGTTCCACCTGCGGATATTAGAGGTTGATATCCAAATCCTTCGGAAGATCCAACAGAAACTATTATTCCCCCCGAGGGAAGATTTGATGTATTGATATCAGATGCTAAAGATGTTGCAGTACCTACAAAAGAAATGGATGTAATTCCAACAGAACCTGATAATGTATATTCATTTGTTAATCCGGGACTTTGGAAAATATTATTGATTAAAATAACGGCATTTTCATCACTAATATCGGAAATATTCGTTAGATTAGAAGATAAAGTAAATGTTTTTCCTATACCATTAAACCCGAAAGATATATCATCAAAAACATAATTCTTATAATAAGATTCATTCGAACTATCTTTCACTCCAGATCTCATAAAACTTCTTCCTTGGAAAGAAGAACTTGTAGATATTCCTACCCAATCAATTTCGC